CTGATACCTTACACTGTATTTTCTGACATTGTATGCAAATTAACTTTTAAACTATATATATATATAAAAATCATATTTAATTCAGCATGATAAAGCAGTGTTTTGGTACTACTGATCTGAATCATTGATTGATTGTAATAATCATATGATTTACCTTTAATTCTGTTAATGATTTGCGATTTATTTTGCAAACAAGGATCACCTATGCTATGTCTTAATAAAGCATTTTCTCCTCTGCAATAATCTTTATGGTAAACAGGTCTTTTGCTTGCAGGATTAGATTCAAGTATCTCTTCTTCAGTAAGATTAATCTCTGCATATAAACCTTCTTACTTGATTCTTTCAATCATCTCATCTATCCTAGTGGCATATTTATCTGAAAAATAATCAAGGAAACCTTATTTGTTTATCAATTCATTGTAATTGCGGAATTTAGATTTTATAGTTTTGTTTTAATCTACCTCTAAATTTAAGTCCCTTGTCATTTTCACAATCTTAGTCATGCATTTTAAAGCTTTATCTTTTTCAAAATCTATGCATTACCTTTTCTTAGGTAATAGACTCTAAATAGCCACTGCCAACTATATTACCTTAGGATGTTTGTAGTACTAGTGTATAAGAGATGATAATTTACATTACAGTAATACATGTGCACTCTCAGAATCTTTCTTGAAGTTCTTGTGAGTCCAACCTAGTTTGGTCCATGATCTAAAGAAAGGTTTGCAAGCAAACAGTTACCCTGTTTTATCTTGTTCTATCTTAATTTAGCAGAATTTTGATCCAGATGCCTAAGAATGTTTATCATACTCTGTTTTAAAACCTAATTGTTAGACTACTTGTAAACAAACTTCGGATAATGAGTGCTTACCATAATATGCTTCTCGCATTAAGGAATCATCTCCTTCTACTATTATGGCATTATCTTTATTTTCCCTTCCAAACAACTTTTCAAATACTTCATGTGGATCATGTAAATTATCTAGCAATTTAAGTACTTCTTGATGTTTCATATCACAAAGCATCATATAACAAGGATATATTAGTAACATATTAGTAAGTAGGGTATTGCCCCATGATGTAGATTTTTCACCTGAGTTTCTGGAATGACCACCCATTAGATTACATCCTTCCATTTTCACATTCATCTTGCCTATAGCTATTGCATGCCATATTTCTGCTAATTTATCTCCACCCACTAATTATGCTGCTTTCTTTTCAATCATTGCAAATCTTAATGTCTAGGCGGCATCGAAAGATCCATAATCCATCTCGAGAAATTCTGTCCCTTTATTGCCCATTTCAATTAGTTTGTTAGCTATTTACTCTTAGGTTAATCCTTTGACCATCGTGGGTACTTTCATGTATAATTAGTGTTGTATGGCATCTGATAGAGGACCACCCAAGTCTCTCAATATTTCTGTCCTGGCCGATATTAGTCTTCCTATTCTAACATCACCAGTTAGTGTCTCTACCTTGATAAACCCTCCAGTACTGTTTTTCATGGTAACAACATTATCAAAAGCTGCCCTCCACTTATGTTCTCTTTTGTTTTTGGCCCCCTACGTAACACCACTGTTCTTTATATTATATAGTACTTTTTCGAATAATGCCTGTGGGTCTTCATATAAGGCTGAGATTTCATAATCCCTTTCAAGTATCTTTTCTAAATACATGTTCACAAATTCCATCAACTCTTCGACTTTCTCGGGATTTTGTTGCTATTTAGAGTACTAAGTCCTTTGTACGCCTGCTTATAATGTATTTAACCCGCATGGACATTAGACATCGTATTTAACATTACCAGCAACTGGTGCGATTTAAATATGCACACCCTTATTATCACTGCACTTCGTAAGTCTTTGTTGATTGAGATTGGTTACGTACTGAGTTCTATTGTATCTAATCATAGGAAAAGGTGCCTTTTGGCAGTGAGTAGAATATAATTTGCTATAACCATCGATCCTTTCATACCTTACAGGTCTAACTGGTGTTTCGTCATACAAACGATTTATTACTTAACTATTCTTAATAGCCTCCTTTTTGATCTTGCTGGTTATCACGTCATCGTTGCCAACCACGGTCAAACCTCCAATATTAACAGTAGGTGTGTAATTCAAACCTTGTCTCTTAACCATGGAATAGGCCATACATAATAGTTTGTACCTTAAACTTTTAATGTAACTCATTATAGTGATCTCTTAGCACATTTCGCAATCGCAATCTACTTTAGTTTCGGAGTAATTTCCATCATTGTTCGGCCTGATCGAATACATGTGTCCACCTGTCATGAATAATTGTATTTGTCCTTTTGAGAACTTCTGATCTAAACAAGTAGAAGGTACCGATCCGTCAGGTGTTATGTTAGTCCATACCTTAAGTTGTAGTGTAGATTCGGCTACGAATTTGGATATGGTTTCTAAACCTACCCCACCTTCCATGGCTATACTTTACAGGCCTTTGAAGTTGAAATTTTTATCCTTCATGTAAGTTTCAGGGTCTTCTCCTAATTGGTAGTATATGGCATCATACAAAGCTGTAGTTACACATTCTGCTTTTGAGTCTCCTGATCCAACATCAACAATGACCATCTTCCTTCCCGTGTGTTACATTAACATGGTATTGATCGTGTCTTATTATAGTATCATGTTTCTACAATACCTTCCTTCGCACCATGTAATATTAGTTTTGTAATTAGTTCTTTAGGGTACGATTCTTCTGTATTATGTTAGTATACTGTTGAAATTATGGTTTTTGACTTGATTATCATTCAGACTCAATAGCAAATTTCCTGCTGTGATTGTGTGAGCACTGTCAGACAAATGCACGTCCTTGTAATAAGCTTCTCTCAAAATGTGTACGTCTTATATAGCGTAGTGAATTTTATTCTTCTCATAAGTCCCTTTGCAGTAGCTATGGTAATTGTTGAAGTCATCTTTTTATTCTGATAACCCATGTGCTGTAACAGTCTTATTTAATCCTAAAAGATCCCTGCTGTTTGTATAACCTGATTGATAAGGTTATGTCATTTGATAGTCCACTCTGTTAGGGTAAAGATGTTCTATTGTGTTACCTCCATAATGTACGCAATAATTTGCGTTACTGTCTAGCATATCGTATACGTATAATTATTCAACATAGACATTAGGTCCATGGAAAACTATAGTATCTCCTTCAGAATTTTGTATAGTAAGACAATTGACTCCATGATCTGTACATGATTCATTGTCCACGAAAAGTGTATCTCCTGCCCAAGTATCAAGCAACATGTAAACTAAGTGCAAATCATTAGTTGCGATCGAACTCTTATTATTTGCATAATCATTAATGATTTTGCAATAACCCACATGATCTGATTCTAATCTCGTTATGGGTTTCTTAGATAAGATATTCATGTGGCCTAGTTCACCATCTAATGCTGGTTACAACAATCTTTTGTATCTATCATTGTTCAATCGGGGTATAATGGTAATCTTGATATATTCATATTTATCATCTTGAACTTCCTATGCTTTAACCATGTCCAGAAACTTATTTAAAATATCATTCACATTTGAAGCGCAGTAGCTGAAATCTAACTTGGCTCTATTACCTGCAATTCTACCCATCAGCTATGCAGTCGATACTATAGGTTTCTCTTCGTGTTGTTAGGTGTGATCAATATCAAAATGTTATCTTTGTTTCTTTAATTGTTGCACTATCAACTTTCTACAATTCTTCGGTATGTCCTGCAAAACATTTTCATCCAAATAAGCCTATCTTTCCTCCGCACTTTTACAATTATCCAGTTTTTGTTCCATTCTTTTGATTAGTTCTTCAATAGCCTTAATGTTCTCTGTCTAGGCCTTCTTATCAATCTAACTAACATCTATACCATACAACATTGAATAGGTTAAGTAGTTACTATCTCTAGGTGCTACTGGTACATTAGGAACATTAGAATCACTGCATTCAATTTTATTAAATTAAATCAAAGGTATCGTTGTCTTAAAGGATTCATTTGTTTGCTTAGCTAGTAAATATTAATTATATTCAGTCTGGCATAATTATCTGCGACAACTTTCGTAATCTATTCTTTGCTGAGCTAAGTAAGTGTACCATTATATGGCACGTGAGGTTGGATTCTCAGAAACTATAAATTTTGCTCTGTAATTTGTTTTTACTAAGTCAGGTTGGCCGCCAAGAAGATGCTGAATGTAATTCCATGGGTTGTCAGCATTAAGTGGATACTTTTCCCTATTAATCAAATGGATGCCAAATATATCTTTAGATTCGTATTAACCACCCATAGCATAGTGATATAAATCCTGGAATACTCTGAAGTGGTAATCAGTATCATTCATAGTTCCTACGAATATTTACAGTGCTACCTAATGAGCTGCGTAATAGGCCATTTTCCTATTTAATGTTTAATGACCTGGTGTTTCTGCCCACACATCATTCATAGTCATTTCCTTCTCGTGTTGACCTCTACTAAAGAATTTACCTAATGGATTATAATTGGTTAGATTAATTATTTTACCTTTTATTGCATAGGTTTTGCGAGCATTATTATCAAAGGCGCTATCTACCACTCCAAATTATCTTTGTGTTTTAATCATAAATCTGATGTACTTATTCAAATGATCAATGGCTTCACTGTTAGTGAAGAATCTGTACCACGTTTTATCTTGTGAATAAATTGGTATTAAATCATTGTAGTCTATATCAATTGACATCACATTTAGTTACCTGCTCAGTAAATTAAGTTTTAATGCATCTCCATCGCATTATAGTTCACCAGTACTGTACTATTGTTTCACATTTTTGGTGATCGATCCGTTAGTCAATGTTTCTGATGCATAAGCAACTTATTAATGTGGTGTTA